GATTCTGATCCAGACAGTCCACTCAGTAAGATGTTTGCGGGCATTACAAAAGAATTGGGCAGTACAGCACTGGATGCAGTACAGGAACAACTTAATACCGCAACACCATTTAATCTGGGTCAGGCAGCAAATGTTCAGTTCAAAGGTGCTGATGCATCCGAATATTTTAGCATAGCACAATGGGTCAAGGATAATGTTCCCTATGACCAGATTAAACTAGAATACAGCACCATTGGTTCTGGTACACCTTGGATTAGCATAGTACATAAACAAGAAGGCAATCGTGATATCGCAGCCGAAGACAAAGTCATTACCACGGTAAACGGTGAGGTTGTAGCCAACTATCTAGTAGACATGACTCAGGCATAACATGGCAGTATTATTACCAACCACGTTGCCATCGACCTATGAATATGTACCGTTTAGCAGTATTCATACGTTTTACACGGATGCAGTATTTTTAACAGCCATTACAGTAACTGTAAGCTCAGTAACAGTATATGTAGCTGACACCAGTAAATTATTAATTGTTGTTGGTAACAATAATCCAACCAATCAGACCACTGGCACGTTTTTAGGTCAGGGTGCAACTATTAGAATTAGTGGTTGGCACAGAGGCATCTTTGATGATGATGAATGGAAGTATAGAATATCCACGGAAGATGCTACTGAATATTCGGTTAAAAGTCATACCAGACTGCCCGACTCGTATTACAAACTATTTAGCTACGAGGCTGATAGACGTACTACCACAACCATAGTAGTAACAGTACAAAGCAGTGTAGGTACTTTTAATCTTACACAACTTGTATTTAATGATTGGAATCGTAAACGCAATCTTTTAATTGGTTTAATTAAACGAGGAACTCTAGATGGTGGTGATAACAGTCTGTTTGATACACCATTGCCTTTACCACCAGGATCTGTAGAATAATGCCAGCTGCTTCTTTCATAGGTTGTTTTTGCACCGGACATGGTTGTTGGCCGCCAAGGCTGGGGGTTACTTTTAGCACCAATGTTAAAATTAATGGCCTGGGGGCACATAGACAGAATGACGGCTGGATGGTACACTGTTGCAAAAGTAGTTGTCATCCGGGTCTAGTAGATTCGGGTGCGGCCAACGTGTATATTAATGGACGTCCAGCGGCTCGCATTGGCGACAGCATTAATTGTGGTAGTTTAATTGCCATGGGCAGTCCCAATGTTAACATAGGTGCTCCCATAGGTGCCTTGGACATGTTGTCCATGGCGGGTTCAATGCTGGGGTCGTTTGGTGAGATTACTCAAAGCCTAGGCATTGGTAAACTACCAACATTACCAACAGTGGGTGATGTTCTGGATAAACTAGGTGTAGAAATTCCTCAGATAACAGATCCTCTGATCATTGGTGGCCAGGATGTTACTGATCTAGTAAACGAAAAAATTCGAGACATAGTATCAACCCGGGTTACTGATGTTGGTAGAATCATTCCAACCAGTGGTGGCGGAGTAGTTGGGGCTGCTCTGGGGGCAGTTACCCAGGCATTTCCAGATCTTGGTGTTGAAGACTTTACATTGGATGATCTTAAAGAGGTGTTAGGTATAGAATCTGTGCCAGTATTAACAGCTCCAGGCGGCCATGGCTATGGTGATGGTGATCAGGTAATATTAACTGATTCAGGATATGACACCAATGGCACGACCTAGATATTATGTCAAGGTTATTTCAAACACTCAGATCGCTCTATTCTGGGATGCAGATTTAACCATACCAGCAAAAATAGATTTTAGTACATTTACTGGTGATCCCTTTGTCATAAAGATACAAAGCACTTCTACGGCAATTACTTATGTAGGTTACGAAAATCCTCCTTTGTAATTGGATAAATAATCGATACAACAGATAAATAAACTTATGGCCAGAGCAACCCGACAATTCATAGATCTAGACGCTGCGTTTACCTACAACCCTAAAACACGGGATGTAGCCAGTAAAAGCGATGACAATGCCATACGAGGTGCATTGCGTAATTTGATCCTGAGTCGCAACTATGATAAACCTTTTGAACCTGACTTTGGCTGTCAGTTAATCAACATATTGTTTGAACAGCTGGATGATTTTACCATAGCCGTGGCTGAACGAACCTTGTATAATACCATAACCCGATATGAACCCCGAGTAGAAGTACTTAGTGTAGAGGTTAGTCCCAGCAACACTGACGACAACGAGGTTTATATTACCATAATCTATAAAAACAAAAATACTCAGAACATAGCTGAGTTTACAACAACCTTTACCAGAGTACGATAATGGCCAACAACGTCCGCGTAACCGAACTAGACTTTGATACCATCAAAGACAATTTAAAAAACTATTTGAAAAGTCAAAGTCAGTTTACAGACTATGACTTTGAAGCATCTAACCTTAATGTATTACTGGACATACTGGCCTATAATACACACTATAATGCTGTATTAGCCAACATGGTCAGCAACGAAATGTTCCTGGACACAGCTTTAAAACGCAGCAGCGTGGTTAGCCTGGCCAAACAGATTAATTATTTGCCTCAGAGCCGTCGCAGTGCAACAGCCAAGATTAGCCTGGCAATTTCAAACATACCCAGCGCACCAAACTTTTTAACTCTAGAACCCTATACACTGTTTACCACTATCATAGACGGTACAGGTTTTAATTTTTACAACATAGACAGTTATAGTACAACACCAGTCAGCGGTACTTATACTTTTAATAATGTAACAGTATACGAGGGCCGCATTCTTGAACAATATTTTACTGTTGGTGCTAATTCTAGTCCAGCTGATCGTTATGAAATAAGCAATGCCAACATAGATACTCAGACTATGCAGGTGCTGGTGCAGTACAATGGCGTTGGACAGTTTGACGCCGTATATACTCCGGTGTCAGACATCACGGCCGTTGATTCAACCAGCACAGTGTATTATCTGCAGGAAAATACCCGAGGCCTGTATGAAATTTATTTTGGCGATGACGTGCTGGGTCGAAAACTTAAACAGGGCGACATAGTAAAAGTTCGTTATTTAATCAGCGATGGAGATGCGGCCAATGTCAGCAACAACATTCCGCTGAGCTGGAGTGTGAATGCCATTGCTGGCGAAGCAGCCAATGATCGAACCATTACCACCATAAGCAAACCAGCTGGTGGGTCTGAACGTGAAACTCTGGACAGCATTAGATTCCGTAGTCTTAACAATTATACTGCTCAGGGTCGAGCTGTTACCAAAACAGACTATGCTACATTGATTAGCAATTATTTACCCGGTGTACAAAGTGTAAACATCTGGGGCGGCGAAAACAACGACCCTCCACAGTATGGTAAAACTTTTATTAGTGTAAAACCCAAGACTGGTTATGTTTTGACTGCTACTGAAAAAGAATTCATTGTTGATGAAATACTTAAACCCCGCAGCGTAGTAACTGCACAACATGAGTTTGTAGATCCAACTTTAACCTATTTTAACTTTACCATAGATGTTCGTTACAGCAGTGCACAAACTGCCAGAACTGCTGCACAGATTCAAACTCTGATCAATGATGTAGTAACAGAATTCATGAACACCAATCTGGCTCGTTTTAATGCAAACTTCTACAGCAGCCAGCTAGAAGAACAGCTCATGGACATAGACAATGCTATACTAAACGTAAATGTAAAATACGATCTAGTACGCAGACTGCCACTGGTGCCTAATGTACGTTTTACTGGTGCGCAAAATATTCAATATCCTAGCAAACTACATCCAGCTGAAATTCGCAGCAGCCATTTTTATTTTAGCACCGATGGTGTCATAGTGCCAACACAGATACGTGATGTGCCCGATGAAAATCCACCAGACTATGAGGGCACAGGAACCTTAAAAACCTTCAATCTAAATACTGGAGCTGTCATCAACAACAATCTGGGAACAGTAGACTATGCCACTGGCAAGGTTACCATAAACAGTAACAGTGCTCTAACACTGGCTGGTTACATAGGCACCGTAAATCAACTTTATATTTACGCAGGTGTACAGGAAAATGTCAGTGCAGTATTTCCTGGCTACAACGAATTCTTCCTTTTAGATGATGCCGTGGCTGAAACAGTCAGCAACATAGCCAATGGCATAACCATCAACGTATTAGCGGTAAATAGTTAATGGAAATAAATAGAAAACTAACCCACATACTGGGTCAGCAGATACCCGAATACATCAGTGATTACTATCCACTGTATGTGATCTTCATGACCAAGTATTTTGAATACCTGGACAACAGCAGCTCGGGTGTGCAGCACAGCATACAGAACATTGAGTTAAATCGTGACATAGATACCACTGCGTCTAGTTTGGCCGTACAGTTTCTCAATACCTATGTGGCCAATCTACCCGATGAAAGCGCAGCTGATCAGACCATACTGGTAAAATACTTTAAAGAATGTTTTAGAAACAAAGGCAACGAAAAAAGCTTTAGATTCTTTTTTAAAGCATTTTTTAACGACGACATAGCAGTTTCGTATCCCCGAGACCAGATGTTTAAAACCAGTGCAGGTAACTGGTATGTGGAAAAAAGTCTCAGAATAAAATCTAGTTCTGGTGATCCTGAACAGTTAAAACACAGCTGGGTTACAGGCCTGACCAGCACAGCCAGTGCTGTAATCAATGATGTAGTTCGTGTAGTTGGAAAAAATGGTTCAACTGTGTATGATTTAATACTAGAACCCAGCATAACACCCCGAGGAACTTTTACCAGTGGCGAAGCCATACGTGGCATAGTCTATGATTTTGACAACAATACCACCAGTGTGGTTACGGTTAGTAGCATGAGCACGTTGCTGACCCGAGACGGTGTGTACAAGGATGTTATTGGACAGCTGGACCAAAATCAGGTACTGCAAGACAGTCTGTATTATCAGAATTTTAGTTACCTTTTAAAAACCAGTCAGGATCGAGAAACCTGGGCCGATCACATATTAAAACAACTGCATCCAACTGGCACAATTTTATTTAATGAATTTTCGGCTCGAACCAATCCTGCCCCTAACCTAAACAGCTTTGGCACCAGCATAGTCATAGACACCACAGTTTCATTTCCTACACAGACTGAATTTTTGCTGGCACCTAGTTTTAGCTTTGACCGTACAGCAGACCTACAAACTGGTACTAGCGAAACTAAAGTAGCAGTATCAGGTGTATTTTCCACAGTGACCTATACCAGCATAGGCAGCATAGCCTATAGTGCAGCCTATGATTATCCGGGCGAACATGTTACCTTTGCTTTGCAAAATGTATTTGACAGCGTTTCTGGTAATGCTGTAAGAGAATTAATCAGACCCGAGGGTGCGAGCTGGGATAAAATTGGAGCTGCTGTTGATCTAGAAGAACAACTCATAGCCTGGGGCTATGACGTTAACAGCAGTTTGGTCACCACAAGATATTTGGCTACAACTAGCATAACTGCTGCCAACACTGTTTTATTAAACATTACATCAGGTGTAATGACCTACAAGATCCCCGAGGCTAGCATAAACTCTACCAGTGTTGGTAGCATGATACTGTTGCTGACCTATGGTAAAAACAGCCGAGGCAATCTCAGTGGTGAAGAAGACAACACCATAGTGTTAAGAATAAGTTCTAATGCCACCATAGTTCCGTATTTTGATGATGAGGCTCAGCGTAACTACAAGAGCATAGCACTGAACAACAGTCTGGGATTTGATGATTTAAATTACTATCATAGTTCAAGTACTGTACAGTATCAGATACAGACACCGGGTAGTGTTGTGATCAGCAGCAGCACCGGTCAGCTCGTAGGAACAGGTACTACATTCCTAAGCACCTTCAAAGAAGGCGACCGAATCACTTTGAATTCTTCTCACACTGTACACGTCATTACCAATTTATTTAGCAACACCAACATGCTGGTAACTCCAGTACCAACCAGTAGCCTGGCCAGCAGCATTGTATATCATACCCGAGTCAGCGGAGTCCCCATAAGTTCCGCGGCCTACATAACCGGCAGTCAGGGCATATTTAGATTTAAACCCTATAACGGTCAGCGGGGTCAAAGCTATGACAGACTGGCCATGCGCATAGAAATTGACAAAGAACAACAGTACACAACCAGCATAGCCGAAAGTTTTGATACTGTAAACATTACCAGCACCGGACTGGTGGCTAGCTGGAGCAGTGTCAGCACCAGTGTTAGCACTACTAGCTTTACCAGCAACACCAGCACTGCGTTTGTATTTGCGTCACCAGCCTTTGTATTCAATGGAGCTGGTGTCATTACCTCACCATTTATAACAACCACCAGCTTTACCGAAACTGGTCAGCTCGATGTTGAAGTTTCATATCTGGTAGGTGATGCCAGCAACGGTGGTCGTACACCAGAAAATTCTGAAAATCTAAAATTACAGTACAGCATAGACGGTGGTTTTAGTTATTTCCTGGCTGGCGATATCTGGCAGGGTGGCAGCAGCAACGTCTGGACCTACGGATCCACCAGTTTAACTGGACAAATATTTACATCAGTAAGCAGCAACACCATCTATGGCATAGGTGCAAACTTTGCTACTAATCTTAGTGTAGGTGACCGTCTGTATTTCCTAAACAGTTATAATACCACGGCCTATACGGTTACAGCCATAACCAACAACAATGAGATTACGGTTAGTCCAGCCACTACTCAGGCGTTACGAAGCAGCACGGCCATAGTTGGTCG